GAAGTTTATCCCTAAGTACGATCATGTATCCTTCTGGGCAGCTTATCCTGATCCTGATGCTACGTCTATGGATGATGCTGAGTTCTTTATTGAAAGACACAAACTCTCCAAGTCTCAACTCCGTGCACTCAAGAAGCGTCCTACTTTTAGGAAAACTGCTATTGATGCAGCTATTGAATCTGGAGCTAACTACACTCCTCAGTGGTGGGAAAGTCATCTTGAGGAAGAGGATAGCACCAGTGGAGGTGTTGACAGGTATGAAGCACTGGAGTTTTGGGGTGTAGTCGATACCGATAGACTTGAAGAAGAAGGTCTGACTATTCCTAAAGAAGTTAAAGATCTGGGCGAAGCAAGCGTAAACGTATGGATCTGTAATGGTAAGGTTCTTCGTCTTATCCTGAACCCACACAAGCCTAGCTACATCCCTTATTTTGTTGTTCCCTACGAACTGAATCCTTATAGCTTTTTTGGTATCGGTATTGCAGAGAACATGTCAGATACTCAGCTATTGATGAATGGCTTCATGCGAATGGCTGTAGACAATGCTGCCCTTGCGGGTAACCTAGTCTTTGAGATTGATAGAGATAACATGGAAGACGGACAAGACTTGTCAATCTATCCGGGTAAAGTCTTTGTTCGTCAAGCAGGTGCACCGGGGCAGGCTCTCTTTGGCACTAAGTTCCCCAACACGGCTAACGAGAATATGCAATTGTTTGATAAGGCTAGACAGCTTTCAGATGAACAAACAGGCATCCCTTCCTTTAGCCACGGTCAAACAGGTGTCACTGGTGTAGGTAGGACTTCTTCTGGTATCTCTATGCTTATGGGAGCAGCTTCTGTAAGTATTAAAACTGTAATCAAGAACATTGATGAGTATCTTCTTGAGCCTATTGGGAAGAGCCTGTTCCAGTTCAACATGCAATTCAACTATGACAAAAACATTAAGGGTGACCTTGAGGTCAAAGCCAGAGGAACAGAAAGCTATATCTCTACTGAAGTTAGAAGCCAACGTCTTATGCAATTCTTGCAGACTACAAGTAACCCGCAGGACCAAGCCTTCACTAGACGTGACTATATCCTTCGTGAGATTGCCAAGAGCCTTGAACTTGATCCTGATAAAGTTGTCAACAACATGGCCGATGCTGCTATCCAAGCTGAGTTCTTGGCTAAGATACAAAAGACTATGGCACCAGAAGCACCACCTAACGCACCACCTGAAGGTCAACCGGGAGCACCAGCACTTCCGGATCCTTCTGATACAGGTGGAAACGGTAACGCTAATATAGGTGTTGGTCAAGTCCCTGTTCAAGGTGAGCAAGGGTTTACTGGAAACCCCAATAGTGCATCTGTAATGCCACAGGGAGCTTAACATGTACCTGAAGAAGATGGTCAACGATCCACAGATCTGGACTTCATTTGAAGAGTATATCCACGAAAGGATGAGAGCTAGGGCTACCTCTTGCATTGTGGCAAAGGAAGAGTTCTCTATCAGGAAACATCAAGGCGCCTATGAAGAACTGTCTAAGCTACTGAAGTTAAAAGAAGAGCTTAACCTAAGAGATAAGAAAGATAAAGATGATCGACCCAAATAGTATTGAACCAGTTGGAGTAGACCCAGTTAGTGGGAATGAAGTACCACCGGGTGCAACAGCAAAAGAGGTACGAGATGATGTTGATGTCAGTGTCTCTGAAGGTGAGTATATCTTCCCGGCTGATGTAGTCCGTTACTACGGTGTAGCTAAGCTTGAGCAGATGAAAGACTCTGCCAAGAAAGGTATTGCTGAAGTGATGGAGAAGCAAGCTGGGAACAAGAACGAGTTTTTCCTTGGTGGTCTATTCGGTGGGAGTAAAGCTGCTAAGGCTGCGTCTAATATTTCTGGTACTCAACCACGTCAACCTGATCCCTTTGACCCTTCTGAGTGGGCACTAGGTAACTTTCTTAGCAGGGCTTACCAACCAACCCCACTTCCTGCTGGCGGTGAAGGTACAACTTCTGCTAGATCTGGTGGTAGGGAATACAGAACCTATACTGATCGTAATGGTAGGCTAATCAATGTTGAGTTTATTAACGGAGAACCACAGGGAGGTATTCCATATGGGTACTTTCCTCAGGGCCAAGGCAGTTATGCTGACAGTAGAAACCCTAACCGAGAAGAAGGTACTGACAGAAAAGACAACGGGCTTAACAACAACTATGATGAATGGGGTGTTGAAGAGTTTAATGACTTCGCAGATAGAGCAGGTAACCTTGGGTTCCTTGATAAGATACCCGGACTGGGTGGGGGCCTCTTAGGTAACGTAATCAAGAAGGCAGCTACCTCAGGTGTGACTAAGGCTGAAGCTGCTGCAAGACTTAAAGCAACGAGTGAAGAATTGTCTGCAGAAGAAAGGGCAGGTCTTACTGCTGCTGCTGATAGATTGTCTGAACAACTTAAGTCTATGGAAACTGAAACCTCTACAGGTACTACTAAAAGAGGTGGACTCCTAAGCAATATTTTTTCTTCGCCTGCTAGACCTACAACTACACCAGAAAAGAAAAGCTACTCAAAGGCTGGTAGTAACGCAGCAGAAGAAAGTGCCTATGGAGCTAGGTCAAGAACACCTGCTTCTACCTCAGGACAGTCTTCTTCGTCTTGGATGAGTGCACCTACTGGTAGAGGCCCTCGTGAAAAGACTGGGGATAGCCCCGGAGCAAGTGGTCATGGTTCTTCCTCTTCTTCTAGCGGCGGAAGGTCTTCTTATAGTGGAGGCTCTTCTTCATCCTCAGGAGGTAGAGCTAAAAGTAGTGGAGGCAAATCTTACAGTGAAGGTAGCTCGGGATCTTCTGGTGGAAGGTCTAAGAGTTCAGGCGGAAAGTCTGGTAGCTCTGGTAGCTCTGGGAGTTCCAGTGGAACTGGTGGACAAACCTCTGGAGGAAGTGGACGTAGTGGACAACAGATGAGTAAAGGTGGACTTGTTACAAAACGAAAGAAGTAGACTAACTACAACGATAATGGCCTACCCGGTATACCCGGCCCCAACATAAGGAAACAAAATGGCTAGAACTTTTATGCAATCGTCTAACTCTAAATCCCCTGAAGAAGAAGAAATGGAGATTAGAGAACTTGAAGAAGAAAATCGAAAGCAAGCTCAAGAGACTCAAGAAGAGAAAACCCACCCGAGAGAAACCGAAGATCTTTCTGCAGAAGAAAAGAGTTGGAAGAAACGGTATGGTGACCTGAGGACTCTTACTAATAGTAAAGACTCTGAACTGAAAGAGCTTAAGGATAAGGTAGACCAACTCACTAATCGAATTGACGAAGGACCACGAGATATCCTTCCTCCTGCTAAAGATGAAGACATCGACGCATGGCAAGCCAAGTATCCTGAGGTAGCTTCGATTATTAACACGATTGCTACAAGAAAAGCTGAAGAAAAGTTTTCCCGTCATGAGAACGACATCAAGACTCTACAAGAAGATAGAGCATCTATTAAACGAGAACGTGATCTAGCTGCAATCAAAGAGGCACACCCGGACTTTGATGGTATCCAAGCTGATGATTCATTCCACGATTGGGTAGACGAACAAGCACAGTGGGTAAAAAAGGGTCTCTTTGAGAATGGGGATGACCCTGCTTCTGTTATCTCTATCCTCGATTTGTATAAAGCAAAGAATGGTGGAGAAGCCAAAGCTGCAAGCAAGAAAGCAAAAGAAGCTGTGACACGAGTTAATGCTAATACTAAGTCTGAGCCTTCGTCCAGTGGTACAGGTAAGTCTTTCTCTGAGAGTCAGGTAGAGGCTATGTCTATTCAAAACTACGAAAAGAATGAAGACGCTATCCTAGAGGCACAACGTAGTGGTAACTTTAACTATGATATCTCTGGTGGTGTACGTTAATAGGGGTTGACAAATAGAAACCTCTGACTATAACTAATACAAACAAGACCTAAGCCTCATTGACTGAACTACCTTAGGTCTTACTTCATTGGTGTGCAGGTGATCCTGCCTTTGGTCTCCAAAACCAAAAGTCTAGGTTTGATTCCTAGCACCTTTGCCAATTCTACCCAACTAAAGAAATACTACAGGACTACCTGTATCATTAGGCCGGCTATTGCAATACCCTACCCTAATACGAGCAGCCTCCAAGTACGTTTGACTTAGTTCTAATAAGCCAATAGGAGAAATATAAATGGCTTTTCAAACCGCTGCTGGTTATGGTAACCTGCCGAACGGTAATTTCTCTCCGACGATCTTCTCGAAGAAAGCCCAGATGGCCTTCCGTAAGAAGTCGCTTGCAAAAGAACTGACTTCCAACGAATACTTCGGTGAGATCAGTAACTTCGGAGGCACTGTTCGTATTATTAAAGAACCCGATATCACTGTCGGTAACTATGCGCGAGGCAAAAAGGTTGTCCCGCAAGATCTCGATGACGGCGACTTCAGCCTTACCATCGACAAAGCTAATGACTTTTCGTTCCGTGTCGATGACATTGAAGAGAAGCATTCGCATATTACTTGGATGAGCCTTGCCTCTGATCGTGCATCGTACAAGATGTCTGACCAGATGGACATGGAAGTCCTCGGCTATATGTCTGGCTTTAAACAGTCAGCTACTGGTCTTGTTGCAGACACAGTAAACGATCAAGTCAATGGCTCTGTTGCTGTTGATGGTGCGGGTACTGACGAACTCCTGTCGAGCATGAAGCTCAACAAAGGTAAGTTCACCAACATCACTACAGCTTCTGCTAGTGACCACTCGATTCCGCTCGGTGTACGTCTGCCCGGTGCTACTGCTAACCCGACTGCATTTGCTACTTGTATGATGGTAATAAACCGTATGGGCCGTCAACTCGACTTGCAGAATGTTCCTAAAGAAGGACGTTTCTTGGTTGTCGATCCTGTTTTCGAAGAAATTCTTCGTGATGAAGACTCTCGGTTCCACAACGCAGACTATGGCACGAACGGTTCTCTTCGTACTGGTGACGTTCCACTGATGATTTCTGGATTCAAGATGTACTGCTCGAATAACCTGCCTTCGGTTGGTACCGGCGCAATTACTTCTGGCACTGCTAACCAGAATGCCAACTACGGCGTCATTGTTGCTAGTCATAGTAGTGCTGTAGCTACTGCACAACAGATCAACAAGGTAGAGAAGTTCCGTGACCCGGATAGCTTTGCTGATATTGTTCGTGGCATGAACCTCTATGGTCGTAAGATTCTACGTCCTGAGTCGATTGTCACTGCTAAGTATAACGTGGCATAAGGAGTATAACAAATGGCTACTTATGATCTGACCGATAGCTCCGACAATGCATTTACGAATGCAAGTTCTATCGCTGAGTACCCTTCGGAATACCAAACCCCTAAGGTACGCACACTACAAGCCTACTTGGACATGGAGGCTCTTATCAAACGTGGTCTCACTGTAGGCGCTGCTGATGTCTTCCAACTGCTTGAAATCCCTGCGAACGTAATTGTTCTTGTTGCAGGTTCTCAGGTAGTTAAAGTCTTCGATGGTACGAGTCCGACCGTAGACATCGACTTTGCTGCTGGTGATGATATTATTGATGGTGGTGATGTCGCTGCTCTTGGCTTCTTGGCTGCGGGTACTAACGGAACTAGTGGTACGACTATCGTTGCTTCTGCAGGCAAAAACTATACTGACTACATCGCGACTACCGATACAATCGACGTTAAGCTGATTGCCGGTTCTTCAGATGTGACTAAAGGTATTCTTCGTGTCTATGCTACGGTCATAGACTTGAGCGAAAGAGCCGCTAGTCGTCCGGTTGAGGCTCCACGAGATCAGCTTGCTTAACCATTAATACTGGCTAAAGGTGGGGCGGCATCATTAACTTGGTGTCGCCTTTTTTAAATTTAATAATGAGAACACTTACTTTTCTTAAACAGTACTGGGGTATTATAGTATCTCTTTTTAGTATTGTATCCACAGTTCTTTCTATTTTCTTTGCCGGTATTTGGTTCCTGTTCTCAGAGTACGTAATAGAGCATAGTCAAGAATTACTAGGTATCACAGAGATAAGAGAGTTTATCGGAGCTAACAAAATATCGTTCCAGCCTCCCGGTCAGTCTTACGTAAAAGAACCAGTCAGAGTAGGGGACGACTTAGTTCTTGTGTTTACTTCTATGAGGACTTCTTTTGGCAAAGGTTGCAGATACCTTAAAACTATTCCACTCTTCACAGGATCTACTGGTATTGTTTACAGCGGATCTTTTGTAGGGCCGGGTAGGCAGGTCGGACCAGAGTTAAGGCGTACAGAACTTACGATGAGTATTCCTGTTGGACTTTTACCCGGCAGAACTGTACTGGAACTTGAGCTACATTATAATTGTACAGGCATAAACGGCAATGAACAGTTTGTTCCTGAACTAACTAAACCTATGGTTTTCTCTTTGCTTGAAAGGCAGAAATAATGGCGTATGATTACCTTGGGTTAGTGAACGATGTATGTGTCAGACTAGGCGAAACAAAGATTACATCTGGTGCCTTTGCTTCTGCTATCAGTGTACACGACACAATCAAGGAAGCTGTTAACTCTTCTATTCGTCATATAAATCAAGTCGACTTTATGTGGCCTGATAACTTTTCTTTGCAGAACCAAGTGCTTACTGCTGGGACTATGCGTTACTCCTATCCTGCTACTGCTAAATGGGTAGACTTCAATACCTTTAGACTAAGACGGAATGCTTCTTTCAACAACGAAACTATTAAACTAAAACAGATTGATTACGAAGAGTACCTAGAAGGCAGGGTAGATGATGAGTACAATACAACAGACACAGGTATCAGGTCTTTACCTTCTTTTACAATCAGAGCACCTAGTAGAGAGTTTCTTATCTGGCCTTCACCTGATAAAGCATACACTATCGACTTTGAGACTTACCTACTGACTGTTGACCTATCTGCTTTCGATGATGCTCCTGTATTATCTGAACAGTTTAGAAAAACTATCATAGACGGTGCAATGTACTATATGTACCTTTGGAATAGTAATCACGAAGCTGCAGACAAAATCTCTAAAAGGTTTGAAGAAGGTTACAAAGCCCTTAAAGGTTTGAACATAAACAGATACGAGTATATGAGAGATACCAGAGTTCGAGAGACTAATGGCTTCTCTAGTGTGTTAAGGATATCAGATAGCTAATGATTAGTGAATGGAAAACAGCAGCAATAGACTTCAGAGGAGGAATGAACACCTCTAAAACTGACCTATCTTTAGGTGAAGAGATACCGGGTGGCGCCAGAAATCTGGAGAACCTAGAGCCTTCTACTTTCGGTGGGTATGCATGTATGGAAGGATTTAGAGCTTATGGAAGCCTGATCCCTATCTACGGTTTGCCCCGAGTTACTGTCTCTGGTCAGTCTGGTACTTCTCTTATCATAGGTAACTTACATGAGAGACCTACCGCAGGAGATACCTTTACTATTGCAGGAGTTACAGGTACATACACGATCTCATCTCTTGTGTACTCTGCAAGTGGAAGGTACGCTACCCTAACTCTTACTACATCCCTAGGCTCTAGCCCATCAGATAAAGCTCTGATTACTTTTACTAGTGGTAATAGTATAGTGCAGGGTGTTAGCTTTTTTAATGATAAGGTGTACATAGTTAGTGGTGGACTAATCTTATCAAGTACTGGTGGTGCGTGGGGTTTAGTAAACATACCTACCTACGGTACAGTTCTAGTAAAAGGCTCCGGTCAGTCTGGTACTATCTTAGTTATTGATGGCATTGATGATGATGCCTACAAACCTTCACAAGGTGATGCATTTACTGTTGCTGGTATCGAAGGTATCTACAACGTAACAGCAGCAGGACTTTCTTCCGCTGGAGAACAAACTATTGCAATTTACCCATCTCTTCAATCGAGTCCTACCGATAATGCAGCAGTAACCTTCCTGAACTCATCCTTTTTTGATGCCAGTAAAAGCACTTTTGTTAAGTACAACTTTGATGGAACAGTACGTCTTCTTGTTACTCATTCTTCCTATAGTCCGGGTGTTATCGGTGAGGATGGTTCTTATTCGTCTATACTAGACATCGCAGCAAGATCTGCTAACGATGCTAAAGCGTACAAAGACCATATGTTTTTTGCTCAAGGTGATCTGCTTAATTTCTCAGTTCCTTTTGATGAAACAGACTTTGATACTTCATCAGGTGCAGGGGCCTTTAGGTTTCCCGGTGTTATTACTGGTCTTGCTGTCTTCAGGGGTGATCTAATTGTCTTTACCTTAGACACTACACACAGAGTCACTGGTACTAGCTCGGCTGACTTTGCTATAACCAGTATCAGCGAACAGACTGGATGTATTTCAAAAGACACTGTTAAAGAGGTCAGCGGAGACCTGATGTACCTACGTCAAGATGGTCTTTCTTTTCTGGGGGCTACTGAAAGAAACAATGACTTTACTCTGGCGAATCCTTCTGCTCCTATTCAAAAAGATTTGGTGTCAAGACTCGGCTTGGATAACACACCTAACTACTGTGCTGTTGTTTCCAGACAAAAGAATACTTACCGACTATTCAGGTACTTGTCTGGAGAGGCTAATGCAGACGCCTTTAGTGCTGTTGGTACTCAACTTAAACCACAGGACCCGGAGTCTTTTGTCTGGGGATTAGGTAAGGGAGTAAATGCTTTCCGTGCTGACTCTGGTGTTGATGGAACCACTGAAAGGACTTTCTTTACGTTAGATGATAACTATGTCTACGAGATAAGAAAAGGTAGATATAACTATGAGTATTCCTCAGGTGTAGTTGCGATTGCAAAGAAACTCTATACCCCTTTCTTTTCGTTTGAACTACCTAGACGCAGAAAGTACATCAGAAGAGTTACTCTTATCGGAAGAGAAGTAGAATACAGCAGCCTAAACATCACCTGTACTCCAGTTTACGATCTAGGGAATACTAACATTATACAACCTGCTGCAATAACAGGTGCAGTATCTACGTTTAACGACAGGTTTGAGATAGTGTTTAATACAACTGGCTCTGGGTTTAATGTTTCTTTTGAGTTTGACATCTCAAGCTCGAGTGGAGTCTTAGACTTTGATACGCTTCTTGTCGAGTATACAGAAGAAGAAAGAAGATAATGGTAAAGTTTACTAACTTCGGACCAGACAATATACCTAATATGCCTGTCTCTGATCCAAATCCGGGGGGAGGTGCAAAGACGACTGCTCCGGTGGCATCCACTCCAAGTGGCTATGCTGATAGTGGTGGTGTCCCTCCCACGGACTATGGCACTGGTACTACTCCAACTGGTATGTCTGGCTATGCTGATAGTGGTGGTGTCCCTCCCACGGACTATGGCACTGGTACTACTCCAACTGGTATGTCTGGCTATGCTGATACGGGCAGTACTTCCACTGAATCAGGAAGCCTTCCCTTGCCTTCACCTAATCCAAATCCGGGTGATGGTACACCTAAACCGGGTATTCCAACTGGAGACGGAGTAGGTGGAACAAACACTGGTGGTGGAAAGAAAGTCTGGTCTCCTCTTTTACAGAAGTGGTTCTACGAAGAAAATGGTGTAGATGCTGCAACTCGAAGGGCTAGGCAAGAAGCTGGGTACCTAGAGAACAGTAAAGGTAAGCAGGCTAAGGGTACTCTTGATCTAGTAACTGGAGCTTTGAGTGATCCATCTAAGATTGTCGAAAGAGCCGGTGTTCGTAAGATAGCTGATAATGCAAACAGCAATCAATTTGTTGACCCTAGTCTAGCTAATGTAGATGGCACTAACCCTCTTGATAGTAACTCAGCAGGCCTTTCTACTGCTAGTTCTGCTAATGCTTTCGAGGTTGCTAAAGTAGATCCTAAGAAAGCTATGGAAGACCTCAAGGCTAGTCTTGAGCAGTTTAGGGGTCCAGACGGGAAAGTAAGTAAAGACTCTTTGATTCAGGCGATAACTAAAGACCCAGCTACTTTGGCTGCTCTTGGTCTCGATGTCTCTCAGATTCAAGAGCCTGTTACTATTGATGCTCCAGATCCCCGTGTACTTAACTCTGCAGAGATGATTTCTGGTGCTGCTGTAAACTGGGCTAAGGTAGAGGCTAAGGCTCAAGTAGAGGCTGCTACTGCAAACCCCAGCAAAAAAGCTACTGTTGCTGGACAACTAGAAAACTTGATGGCAGACTTCAACGGTAAGAACCCCCCACCTTGGGCTGCGGGTGCTATCCGAAATGCTAATGCACAACTTCAAGCCAGAGGTATTGGAGCTTCCAGTATTGCTGGTCAAGCCGTACTGCAAGCAGCTATGGAGTCTGCTCTACCTATTGCTTCTGCTGATGCACAAACATACGCTAGGTTTGAGCTAGAAAACCTGAGCAATAAGCAAGCTGCTGCTATGCTCCAAGCTGAGCAAAGAGCTTCGTTTCTTGGTATGGAGTTTGACCAAGAGTTCCAATCTAAAGTAGCTAACGCTGCTAGAGTATCTGATATTGCAAACATGAACTTCACTGCTGAACAGCAGGTTGCTCTAGAAAACGCAAGGCTTGCTCAAACAGTTGATCTATCTAACCTGAATGCAGTTAACGCTAAGGTAATGGCTGATGCTGCTGCTATGTCTCAAATGGATATGGCTAACCTGAG